ATTAGATATGTAAGGCGACACATACGAAATATAGGTTTAGGATAAAAATAAATAATAAAAACGCTTTTATATTAAAAAAAAGATTATATTTGTAAACTAATGTTGTGAAACGTGGGATTAAATAATTATAATTTGGTTAATAAAACTAATGCCTTAACGGAAGTAAATTCTGTTAAGGCTTTATTCGTTGGTATCTAATGGCTTGGAACTTAAATTTTAGCGTTGGTAGATTGCCAAACAATGTAGAGATAGACAGAAAAGGAAATAGATTTTATTCTTTTTTAGATAATCTTTTCGGTAATAATAATAGTATTAACGATACAACTAAATACACGTTAGAAAGTCCAGCTTTATTAATGTGTCGTAAGTTTATTGCAGATTATGGAAGTTTAGCAAAGATTAACAGTTATCGAAATGGCAAACTTTATCAACAAGATTATTTATATGAATTAGCACCAAAACCGAACCCATTCCAAACGTGGACAGAGTTAATATGGCAATACTTCTTTTATGCCAATGCAGAAAACGTTTACTTATACAACCAAAACAAAGTAATTTATTTACTTAAAAGAGAGAATATCGATATTTCAAGTACTACACTAAAGAAATATCAAAAGTTATATTTTAGCGAATCTATAAAGAAAAACACTTTAAAAGGTAGTTTTGATTATAAAAATGAAGACGGAACTAAAACGGCTTTAAAATTAGAAAACCTGTTTATTATTGACGTAATGAGTGGTATTTCTGGCGATTGGTTTAACGGTTCTAATGTAATGAACTCTATTAAAGGAATTGTAGATAATTCTAACCAGTCAATTGAAAGTAAAAATAGAAACTTATTCTATACTACAAAGATTTTAGTATCTGGAAGTCAAACAGAATCGCAACGTTTAAGCGGTGGTGTAATGTCGCCACAAGAACAAAAAAGCGTTTCAGATACTTTGTTAAGTTCTAAACCAATTCACGCAGTAAAAGACAATTTAGATACTAAACAATTAGTAAGCAATTTAAAAGCGTTAGGATTAGATGATAGTTTTAATGCGGACTTTGCTAAACTAACGAGAATGTTTAATATTCCAAGCGACTTAATCGATTTAATCGTAAAAGGTGGTGTGTTTAACGAGGGTAAGGAAAAATCTTTAGGTTTATACGTTTATTATACTTTAGTTCCTATGTTACAGAAATTAACCGATATTTTAGAAGTTATTTTTGAGCAAGAAGATTTGCGACCGAGTTTTTCACATTGTCCTTTTAACAAGGTATTTGAAAAGGAAAAGCAAGAAGATATTAAGTTACAATTAGATAATTTAAAGATTGCTAAAGAACTTGACCCAAACTTTGATACTTCTAAACAATTAAAAGATATTTACGATGGATATTAAAGAAATTGATAAAAAGCTACAAGATAAAAATATTAGTATTCAATTGAGATTAGCTTTAGAGAAAAGAAAACAAATATTACTAACTGATAAAGAGGTTAAAAAATGATAGTATGCAAGGAATTAAATAAATCATACGAAAGTAAGGAATTACTTTTTAAAGATTTACAAGCAAATAAGCAAGAGATATTAGACTTCAAAAAGGCTCAAATATTAAAATCTTGTGATAAGGATATTGCGACTAACTTTAAACCAGTTCTATTATCAAAGTCTTTAGAGCAAATTAAATCTTTTGAAGTAGATAATGACTATTACTACATTGCAGTTAATTCAACAAACGTATTAGATAGTCATTCTGATTTACACGTTAATGGTATTTGGAATAAAACAGTAAAAGAGCAACAAGGTAAGAATTATTTAGTTTGCGACCATAAATTAGAAGTTGACAAGGTAATTGCTAAAAGCAAAGATGTTGAAATGTTTACCGCAGAAGTTCCTTTTTCTACTATTGGTAAAGAATACAACGGAACAACCGAAGTATTAATATACAAAGTTGCTAAAGACAAAATTATCAATCCATTAATTAAAGAATGGTTAGATAGTGGCGACGAAATTCAAGCCTCAGTTCGTATGCAGTATGTAACTGTTAAATTAGCTATGAACAGTACAGATAAAGGCGATGAGACAGAAAAAAAGATATACGACGAATATATCGACAAAATAGCAAACAAAAGCGACTTTGATAGTATTGATTATTTCTTTGTTGTTCCAGACGCTAAAAACGTAAGAGAAAGCAGTTTAGTATTATTTGGCAGTAATGGTGCTACTGGATTAATACAAGAAAATAAAACGGATGCCGATATAATCACACCCGAAATTAAAAACGAGCCGTTGGAAGACACTCAACCAATCAAAAGAAAATTAAGTATAATCTAAAAATTAAAACAAATGTTCGTAAAAAAAACAAGTGCAGAATTGGAAGCAATGACACCAGAACAGGTGGATAACTACAAAGCACAATTAGAAGTTCACAATGCTGAACAAACAAAAAGCATTATCGATGCTGAGGTAAAAGCACAAGTAGAGGCTGCAAAGGTTTCTTTAACTGCTGAAATTGAAAACCAAATTACTGATAAAATGGCAGTAGATGGTAAAGAAAAAGTAAAAACTTTAGCTGAAGAAATTAGCGAAAACAAAGAAACTATTAAAGCGATTGCCTCTGGTGATAAAAATGCTGAGGTAGAAATTAAAGCGTTATCAAATAGAGCGTCAATTGCTAACAATACAGAAGCTATTAGACTTTCTGATATTGGGCAATTAGGAGTTAAAAGACGTGCTTTATACGACTTTTTCCCTAAAGTACAAGTAGGTAATGGAAACCATAACGGAACTATTGCATATATTGACTGGGACGAAGATACAACTGTTAGAGCCGCTGCAATTGTTGCTGAGGGTGCTACATTCCCAGAGTCAACTGCTAAATTTGCTGAATACACTAAAAAACTTCAAAAGATTGGTGATACATTACCAGTTACTGAGGAATTCATGGAAGATGAAGTATTAGCAAGTTCTGAACTTTCTAAATTCATTGGTATTAACGTAAATACTGTTATTGATACTAAAATCGCAGTCGGTGCTGGTGGTGCTAATGATGTTGAGGGATTATATACTGCTTCGCCAGCTTATACTCCAGTAGCGTCAAGTATTCCAGATGCAAATATCAAAGATTTAGTTCGTAAAATGCGTACTGCAATCGTTAAGACAAGAGGTTCAAAATACGCACCTAACTTTGTAGCTGCTAACTCTGACACAATTGATAGATATTTCTTGAAAAAAGACGGTGAAAACAACTATATGTTTGACTCTGAAACTGGAACTATTGCTGGTTTAGCTATTGTAGAAGATAACAATTTAGCTGATAATACGTTAGTTGTTGGTGATGGCCGTTATGGTACTATCTACGAAAAAGGTGGTGTTGTATTGTCTGAGGGATATTCTGGAACTCAATTTGTAGGTGATATGAAAACTATCAAAGCAAGAGTAAGAATGTTATTCTTAATTAGAAACGTTGACAAGACTGGATTCTTAAAATGTACTAACATTACAACTGCTTTAGCAACTTTAGCTACAACTTAATATTTTTATAAATGGCAAAATCAAATATAGAAATTGAATTTACTGCCGATTTTGAGAATATTAAAAAAGGTGAAGTAAAAAGTTTTAGTAGAGACATTTCAAACATTTTTATTAGTGATTTGAAAGTAGCTAAATTAAAAGAAGTTAAAGAAGTAAAACCAAAACAAAAAAAGTAACAAATGTTTATAATTGACAATACATATTTTACAAAAAGTCTATCTGTACCAAATACAGAAGAACCGACAAGCGACGCTTCTATTGAGTTAGAAACTTCAATTGATAGATATGTAGCACAATTTTTAAAACTTACTTTAGGGAATGTTTTGTACACTGATTTAAAGACTTATATCATTGATGGGGAGTTAGATATTCTAGCTCCTCAAAAATGGCTTAATTTAGTTAATGGTTGTAACTATACTTTAGATGGTAAAGTTTACACTTGGCAAGGTTTAAAATATACAGAGGGATTATATAAAGTTTCTTTGTTAGCTAACTTTGTTTATGTAAATCACTATCAAAGTACTATTAATTCTCAATTAGGGCAAATTATAATCGATGCTAAAAACGGAACTAATGCAGACTATACAACTCATTTAGTCACTATTTGGAATGACTTTGTAGAAATGTATCAGGGGTTAAGTTGTAACGAGCCACAACAATACTATAAAAACGGAATGTTATTTACTGATTATTTCGGCAATCGTGAAAGTGGTTATGTTAGTTACTTGCAATTTTTATTAGATAACAACACTGATTATACTGATGTTCCTGCTGGTAGTTTAGAGTTCAAAAATTCGTTTGGGTTATGATAGTTGGAATGGCCTTAAAAGAGGTTTTTAAAGACCTTGAAATCGATGGTGTTAGTGTTCAGTTTCACTTTGGCGACCAAAAGGAATTTAACTATTGGGTTGTTTCTAAAATGAAAGCTAAAAAACAAAAGTATCCTTTAATTTGGTACGTTATAGCACCACCAGAACCACAAGGTAACGGAAAATTGAGAGTAGATGCTCAATTGATTTTGTTTCAAGGCAATGAGAGAACACAACAACTAAACGACCAACGTTATACTTATACCTATTTAACATATTTAGAGCCTTTATATGATTTAGTATTTAAGACTTTGAAAGATAATAAGTTTATAGTATTATTAGACGCTTACAACGGTTTAAAGTACAAAGACGAACCTAACTACGGTATAGATTTAGCAACTAAAGAAGCTCCAACCGATGGAGTTAATGTAGTTGACGCTAAAATAATTCGCTTACAAATGGATATTACTCCGAAATGTATAATAATTTAAAAAAATAAAATATGATTGATATTAATAAATTCGGTTTATGTGCCGAAGATGTGTTAGGAACTGGACAAGGTGAATGTCCTATTACTGACTTTGGCGACTTAAAGGGATTAGGTTTGCTAAAAAAGGGTACTAAATTTAATTTAGCAACCGATACTTTAGACGCTACTACTTTCAGAGCGTTAATTACTGATGGTAAATTACACCAATTAGTAAATTCTTACGCTTTTGAAGATACAACTCCAGAAAACGAAAGAAGTACTTCAAGCGATGGTTTAATGCAAACTATTAGAGAGGGAAAACCGATGTATTCGTTTACTTTCAAAAAAGGAATGTATAACGCTAAGGCGATGCAATCTTTAAAAGGTAATAATCGTTGGGATGCTTATTTTTACTTTTCAGAGGGTTTACTTGTTGCTTTAGATACTGCTGGCGAAAACTTAAAAGGATTTAATGGTTCGATGTTTGATGTAGATAGTTACAAATTCAAACAAGGGAACGAAACAGAATTTAGCAAAGTATCTTTACAATTATCAGATGCTAAAGAATTTAATCAAAGATTTGTTTTCTTTACTTGGGATGAATTAGGATTTAACGCTTTAGAGATTGAGGGTGTAATTGAAACAGTTGTAGCTTTTGATGGTGTTCAAAACGCTGGTGATGATATTACTGTTACTTTATTAGATAACTCAAACCGTTCAATTTCTTATGCTTCTTTATTCGATGGTATTGCTGATTGGGTAGTTACTGTTAATGGTGTGGTTGCTACAATTAGTGCAGTTTCTTTGGTTGGAAATGTTGTAAATATAACAACTGGCCCTTATCCAGTAGCTACCGATGTAATAACAGTTTCGTTAAATGGAATCGTTGCCGATACTGAATTAAAATACTACAAATCAAACACTATCACTACAATTGTAGCGGTGTAATTAGTTAATTTATAATTATAAAAATCCTCTCAACTTGAGGGGATTTTTTTTAAAAAAAAATAAAGATGAAAATATATAGTACAAGAATAAACGTACAAAGCCCACCGAGTTATGAAATACTTTTAGAGGTTTTAAAGTCACTAAATCCTAAAATTGAAGAAAAGGAAATTATCAAAGAAATTAAAAAACTAAAACTTTATGATGTACCAGAAACAACTTCAAAAAGCCCAAAAGGAAAAAAGCAATCTATCTCAAACGATAGGAACACTGATAATATTTAATAGTGCAACTTTAGTCGAGGGTATTCGTAGACGTTGGTTATTTGGTAAAGATGTTGACGGCAATATTATAGGCCAATATCGTAACCGAGATTATGAAATGTTTAAAGTCGGACTTAACTCAAATGCAAATGGTAATGTCGATTTAACTTTAACGGGGGCGTTAGGTAGAGGCTTAACAATAAAAAAGAATAGTGATAAAACTTATGAAGTATTTTCGAGTGATAACAAATATCAGGAAATATCGAAAAAATACGGATTAAGGCAATTTAATTTAGATAGTCAGCAAACAGATGAATTATTTGATATGCTTTATTTGATGGCTATGGAGCAATATTTTGAGAATGTATGGGGCAATGTATAACTTGCGGAAATTCTTTTAAACAAGATTTCAATTCGATAGTAAAACAAAAAAAACAGATATATGAAAAAACAGGACAAGCTTACTACGTTTATCAATTGGATAACGTCTGGCATATTACACGTAAAGAGTATTTTAAAGAAATACAAAGAACGCAAACAATTGGAGAATATTTCCATATATCCGAATTTAAAACACATTAATATTTTACTTTGGAACGAAATTTTAGAGAGTCAAGATGTCAAGCTATTGGATAGTAACAACAACGCAAACCATAAATACACCAATTATCAAATTGAAATACTTAGTCAAAAGTTTATTGAGTTGTATGACGATTACTTTTTAAAGCTAAATAATAAGTTTGCAAAGGCTAATTTAACAGAAACGCAAAAGAAGATACAACTTTCTGCAAAGATTATAATAATAACGGAATGTATTAACGCTTTAATATTTATTAGAGATAATTATTCTAAATTAGTAGAACCTTTGCAAAAGGAAAAGAAAATATACGATACGATTAATATATTCTCTAAAAATGTAAAGTTCGGAATATTTAATACGATTGATGAAAATTTAAGCATTATAAACAAGGTTTTAGTATCAAATGAAAGCACTTATACACGTTTATATGGTGAAGATGACAAAAAAGAAACGGCAACAAATTACACCTTTGAAAAGCAATTAGTTGACGTGGAGCAATGTTTAGGGCGTACAATTGACGTTAACAATACCAATGTTTACAAATGGATAGAATTAATAAATTTAGCAGAATCAATAAGTAAAAAGCGACAAGATGGCGGAAGTTAAAGAGAATCTTATACAATTAGAGGTTGTTTACTCTAAATTAAACAAAGCACTTGACGAAAATATCAATCGTTTAAATATTGGTGCTACTGCAGTCGAGAATTACAATAAGAAAATTAGCGTAATTCCTAGTGAATTTCAAAAGTCTTTAGTTGATATAAAAACTAAAACAGATGCCGTTACAATATCTTCAAAGAAATTAGAACAACAATCTATAAAAGAAAGCAACGCAAGAAACGCACTTAATAAACAACGTGAGCAAGCAATAGCACAATTAGAAAAGGAAAACGCTAAACTTCAAGCGAGTGAAAACCTTTATAATAAGTTACAATCTAAATTAAATTCACTTTCAAACGAATATAAAAATCTTGCAGCACGTAAAGAATTAGGATTAAGTTTGACGTCTAAAGAAGAACAAAGATACACTTCTTTACAAGGTAGAATACAAACATACGACAAAACATTAAAGGCGGTTGACGCTACAATGGGAAAACACCAGCGTAATGTAGGTAATTATGCGGGTTCGTTTAATCCATTAAGCAACTCAATTAATCAATTGACAAGAGAAATGCCAGCTTTTACTTATTCGGTGCAAACTGGATTTATGGCTTTATCAAATAATATTCCAATATTTACAGATGCTATTGGAAACGCTGTAAAAGCTAACAAAGAATTAATAGCAAAAGGAGAGCCAACAACAAGCGTATTAAAACAAGTTGCTGGTGCTTTATTTAGTTTTCAAACATTGTTAGGGGTTGGAATTACTTTATTAACTGTTTACGGAAAAGAAATTGGCAATTGGGTGTCTGAATTATGGGGGGCAAGTGGTGCGTTAGATGAACTAAATAAAAATCAAAAGGAATTTAATAATTCAAGATTTCAAGGTAAAAAAGACGCACAAGATGATATTTTAAATTTAAGAAAATATTTATCTGTTGCCAAAGACGTAAACGCAAACGAAGATTTTAGAAATGAAGCGGTTAAAAAATTAAGAAGTACTTTTTATTACTACTTTAAAGATTTAACAGATGCTGAAATAAAAAATGGTAAATATAGCGAGTCTGTAAAAGAATTAACTTTAGCATTAGAAAGACAAGGACAAATTGAATTAGCTACAAAAATAAACGTAACTAATAAACAAAAACTTATTGATTTAGAAAAAGAATTAACCGCTTTAGATAAATTAGAAAAAGCAAAAGAAAAATCATTAAAAAATGGTGTAAAAAACAATTTATCCGCACAAGGTTTAGCCACTTTGTCAAATGAATTAAATAAAATTCAGGAAAAAAGAATATTAATTGAAAACGATATAAATAAATATCAAAAAAATATTATTGCTAACGACTCTGTTATATTTGACTTAAAAAACAAAACAATAGGTTTAGAAATAACAGAAGATAAACAAAGAGAAAAAAAGAAAAAAGACTTAAAAGAATTAAACGATTTAAGTATTGAACAAGCTGATTTTTTAGCACGTGAATATGAACTACGTAAAAAGATTTTAAGTAACGGAATCGAAGCGAATAAAGCTATTTTCGATAATGAAAGAAATACTTTAAAAGAACGTTTAGACGCTTACGGTCTTTATATGCAATTAAAGGAACAATTAGTAAAAGAAGATTACGCAGAACAAAACAGAATAATAGACCAAGAATACAAATCACAAACAGAAAGCATAAACGAAGCTTATAGCAATCAAATAAAAGCTATTAATAAAGGTGTTATTGATGGAGGTGCTAAACGTATTCAAGCAGAAACAGAAAAAAACAATGCTATTTCAGCACTTGAAAAGAAATACTTCTTTGATAGACAAATTAGTTATGAGGATTTTGAGAAAGCTCAAAAAGCTATAAGAGATGAATACAATAAAGAAGTTGAATTAACAACAATTGAAAGATTTGCTAAAATTGATAAAGCTAATGAACAAGCACTTGCTAAATTAAACGCTTTAAAGAATAGAAGTTTTGACGTCGACACTCTAACAAAAGAAACGCCTTTAAGTTCATTTAAAAAGTATTTCGATGGTAAGTCTAAAATTGAAGAAGATGCACGTATAGAGTCGTTAAATAGAGATTTAGAATATAATAAAACTAAATTGCAAAATCTTACTTTAACTGGCAAAACTGAAAGCGAAGAATACAAGAAATTAACATCTGAAAAGATTGCTCTAGAAATGCAATTGCAAGAGGTTAAAGACGCTAACCAAGAAAAACAAATAAAAGATTTAGAAGAATATAAAAGACTTTTAAATGATACTTTTAATGGTTTTATTGATGATTTTAGTGGTAATTCTGGTTTTGGTAAAATGCTTGACATTTTAGGTGGTGGACTTGATAAATTTAAAGGTGATGCAGTCGCAACTGCTTTAGTGGTTAGCGAAGCTTTTCAAGAAGCTTTTAACACTATTTCAAATACTAGCCAAGCTAATTTCGACGCTGAATATGGTCGTTTAGAAATGCAAAGAGATAATGCGATTTTATTTGCTGGAGAAAGTTCAACGGCTAAAGAAGAAATAGAAAGACAATACGAAGAAAGACGTAAACAAATTGCAAGACGTGAGGCAGAGGCACAAAAAAGATTAGCTATTTTCAACATTGCAATTAATACGGCTCAGGCGGTTGTTGCGTCTTTACCAAACATTCCTTTATCTGTTGCTATTGGTTTAATTGGAGCGGCTCAAATCGCTATGGTTTCAGCACAAGAAATACCAGCGTTTTGGAGAGGTACAGAAAACGCTCCAGAGGGTTGGGCATTAACACAAGAAAAAGGGGCTGAGGTTATTACCGATAAATATGGAAAAGTTAAAACTTACGGTAACGATAAAGGGGCACAAATGACTTATTTAAATAAAGGCGATAAAGTTTATAACGCTCAAAAATCAGAGGCTTATATTAACAATGAGTTAGCAAAAAATGGTATTATGCCAATGCGTCAAAGCATAGTTAATTATTCTGAAAATAAAAGTTTGTCAAAAGATGATTTTAACAATGGAATTAGTAAATTAGCAAAATCATTTAAAAGTCAACAACCAGCAAGTAATACACAAGTATTTTTGAACAATAAACAGATTAATACTGATTATTACAAAGGTAAAAAAGTTTAAACAATGGCAAACAATCCAATAGATACAAATTCATTTCGACACTTCTTATTAATTAGAGGTGTCGAATATGAAATTATAGAACCAGTAAACTTTGATAAATCCAATTTCAAATGTGAGCAAGGTAATTATGCACGTGATACATTTTATGGTAATGAAGAAGAACTTTTAGAGTTTTACCAAAATTACGGAAGTCAAGGAGCAACATACGTTAATAATGATGGTGTTTTAATTAGTCATTTACCAAGTGGATTAGATTATTTAGTACAA